GCGAGAAGGTGGCGGTATATGAAGATGGACAATGGGTAGCAATCCAACCGAATCGTGGAACTATTGACTACCAGAAGTCAATCAACGACAAGACCATCAACTACACGATGAGCTTCACCTATGCGTTTGACCAACGGATGCTTGTACGATGAATAAGGTTGATATTTACGTCAATGGTCAGAGGCTTGATGTATTCCAAGATGAGGAGATAAACCTCAACATCTCGGTGCAGAATGTTCAGGACATCAGCAAGGTGTTCACCGACTTCACGCAAGGATTCACCATTCCTGCTACGCCAACCAACAACGCCATATTCGGGTACTACTACCGCACCGATGTAAGCGGCACTTTTGACGCTCGCTTTCGCCAAGATGCGTTCATTGAAATCAACTCGTTGCCGTTTCGTTCTGGCTCGGTAGAGCTTGATAGCGTACAACTGAAGGGTACTGAACCATACGCCTACAACATTACGTTCTATGGCGGTTTGGTAAACCTCACCGATTTGTTTGGTGATGACTACCTGTATGACCTCAACTTCAGCGCATACAATCACAACTACACGGATGATGCAATCTTTGAACGCTTTACGACCGAATACGACAATGCGTTCTTTTATCCGCTATGCAGCCCTGTTGAGAATTGGTATTACAATTCAGACAGTGGACAAAAGAATGACCCAAACATTCACTTTAAAGGAACGAACGAAGATCACGGAATTCATTACTACGAGCTAAAGCCTGCAATGAAGGTGTACGCCATCTTGGATGCCATAGAAGCAAAATACGGAATAACATTCACGGGGTCATTCTTATCAGGCAATCCATTCGTAGACCTGTCGCTATGGCTACACCGCACGGAAGGCTATATGTACGATAGCAGTACTCCGATTGCGTGGCAGTTGATTAACTTCAACCGAACCACAGGCGGAGGGACTGAATTCAATCTAAGTACCGAAACGTGGACTGTTGTTTCTACGGATGTTTACCAACTTGATGTAACTATAAAAAATGTAGGCGCAGCATATGAGCTTGGTATATTCCAAAATGGTCAACTCGTATCATCGTTAACCAATGCTGCCCATCCATCAACAAGCCTTACGCATACATTTATTGGCATTCCGTTTTATAGCGGTGATATTGTTCAGTTATACATTCGGCCTACATCAGCAGTAGGATTCAATTATCAGGTGGATAACTACCAAGCGGTTGATGTAAGCACAAGCACCAAACGCTTTGAGGTAGACCAAACGCTCTCAGCCGCATACATCTTTAATGTCATTGTAAGCGACCTAATGCCTGAGATTAAGGTGAGGGAATTTCTTGCTGGCATCTTACGGATGTACAATATGGTCATCGTACCAACCACACCAACCTCGTTTTTGCTTCAGCCGTTGGATGATTGGTACGCAGCAGGAAGCGACAAGGACTACCAATCTTACTTTGACATCACGGAGTATACGGTAAACCGTCCTCCGCTATTTAGGGAGATTGAGTTTAAGTACCAAGACACCGAGCAGATACTTGGCTTCCAATATCAGAAGGCTAACAATACAGGATTCGGTGACCTGCGTAATTTCTTTGACTTTGATGGTGAGGACTTCATTATTGAAGTTCCGTTTGAGTGTCCATTGTTTGAAAGATTGACCGACCAATATACAGGCGCATTAACGAATATACTTGTTTACAAAAGCATCACGGAAAACACAAATGATGATGGCACATTTAACAAATACTTGGGTGCGCCTGTTGTTTTTTATGCTTCGTATGGTGATTATTTCATTGATGACAATCCCATTGCGTTTGTAAATTCAAATGGCACTACAAGCCGAAGGGTAGACTATTGCTGGTATGCTAATACGTCAAACCTTCCAACAAGCGCAGGAGCATCGTACTCCGTGTGCTTTGGAGGAGATATTGACCCATACCACTTGCAAAGCGTTAACCGTAGTTTATACAACGAGTATTGGAGCGACTACATTACCGATCTTTACAACGTAAGGCGTAGGCTCTTTCAGGTTGATGCGGTTCTACCGCTTGGTGCTATGTTATCTATGAACCTCCAAAACGGAGTAATCTGGAACAACAACAAGTACATTGTCAATTCCGTGCAGGTAAGTCTGACCACAGGCAAAGCAACATTTGAACTCCTTAACGTAGTATGAAGCAGACGTATTTAGGTTATTTGATTGAACTCCTCAACTCGGATGAGTGGATTGGTGGAGGCGAGAATATAGAAATCGCCAAAGGCAAGCACAAACTACCCGAAGGATGGAACGAATATATTAAGTTGCAATGGCGGCAGTTGAAGTAATTGAGATTAAAGGCGATGCCTCCTCCGCTATTGCGGCTCTAAAGGCCGTAGGCATTGAGGCTAACAAGACCACAACGGCCGCACAAAAAAGCAACGAGGCTATCAATGATGGCCTTGAGGCATTAGACAAGCAGACCAACGGTGCGGTATCAGCATTCCGCAGCTTGCAGGGTGGAATCAAAAGTGCAGTTACCGCATTCACCACGCTCAAAGGAGCAATCATCGCTACGGGTCTTGGTGCGCTATTGGTTGCCGTAACATCGCTTGTCACCTACTTCAAGGAAACCGAACGAGGTGGTGACCAGCTCGCTGAGGTTATGGGCTTTCTTGGAGCAGCAGTCAAGGTCGTAATTGACCGAGTAATTCTCTTGGGTGAGTCATTGTTTAAACTATTCTCAGGTGACTTTAAGGGGGCTATTGAAGGCGTGACGGGAGCATTCAAGGGATTGGGTGATGAGATTGCAAGAGAGAGCAAACTCGGCCGTGAACTCGCCAAGCAACTCAACGATGTAGAGGATGCAGAACGTGCGCTCATCGCACAACGTGCTATTGCCAACAAACAGATTGCAGAGGCTCGCTTGATTGCCGATGACGTTAACAAGACCACCGAGCAGCGCATTGCTGCGGTTAAACGTGCAGGCGCTATTGAAGAGCGTGTAGCTCGCCAAGAACTTGCCGTTCAGCGTCAGCGTTTGTCAGTCCTTGAGCAGCAGGCTAAGATGGGCGAGGCTACCGAAGAAGGACTTACTCGCATTGAGGAGGCACGTGCAAGAATCTCGGAGCTTGAGCAAGCAAACATTATGCGTAGGAAGCGTTTGCAGACCGAAACTATTGGACTGCTAAACGAAGAAATCGCCAAGACCAAAGAACTTGAGAAGGCTCGCCAAGATGCCGAGAACGCCCGCTTTGATGATAGCGAGAAGAAGTTTAAGAAGTACGTTGATGATTCGGTAAATGCAGCTAATGTAGGCGCAGGTCAAGTAGCAAGAGTCGGCCAATTCTACACGGAGGCTATTGCCGAAGGAACAGAAAAAACATCAGCCGACCTTCAGGACTACATCAATTTCACGCTCGCTAACCTTGACGCAGTAAGTCAAGCCATCAGCGGCTTTGCTGCGCTTGCAGGAGAGAACACCAAACTAAGCAAGGCACTTGCTATTTCGCAGATTGTCATTGACACTTATATGGGTGCTACCAAAGCAGCCGTTGCCTACCCACCTCCATTTGGTGCTATTGCAGCAGCAGGCGTTATAGCATCAGGTATCGCCAACTTGAACAAGGTAAAGTCAACGCAGATACCCACCTCTGCAAGTGCTGCGCCTACGGCTACTATCTCTGCACCTACCGCAGCATCACAACCACCGCAGTTCAACATCGTTGGGCAGGGTGGCGTGAACCAATTAGCGCAGAGCATCGGTGGTCAGTTTGACCGACCGCTTCGTGCGTATGTGGTTAGTCAAGACATTAGCACCGCACAACAACTGCAACGCCAACGAGTAAGAACCGCAACATTCGGATAATGAAACTTATTGAACTAATCTTAGATGAAACGATGGCACTCACGGGTATTGATGCCATCAGCCTCGTAGAGCATCCTGCCATTGAGGAGGATTTTATCGCCCTCAAGTCAGAGCGTGTGGAGTTCGCTGCACAGGATAACGAGAAGCGCATCCTAATGGGAGCAGCACTCGTTCCCAACAAACCCATCTACCGAGTCAATGGTGAGGAGGAGTTCTACGTTTACTTCAGCCAAGACACCATCCGCAAAGCGAGTGAGATGTTCTTCCAAAAGGCAAACCAGAACAACGCTACGCTTGAACACGAAGTAGAAATCAATGGACTCACGGTTGTAGAGTCTTGGATTATTGAGGATGAGGTTCACGACAAGAGCAAGAAGTACGGCTTTGAGTTGCCTGTTGGTACGTGGATGGTTTCTATGAAGGTTAACAATCCTGAGATTTGGGATGGCTTTGTAAAGACAGGCAAGGTCAAGGGATTCTCTATTGAGGGCTACTTCGTAGACAAGATGAACTTCGCTAAGCAGGAGATGGAGCGTCTTGAGGAGCAAGAGGCGGCTCTGCTGCTATCACAGATTGTAGCCATCATCAAAAAAGATGGACGCAAAAAAGGCGGAAAGCGTATGGAGCTTGAATCCTACTCGGACTACCCACAAGCGGTGCGTAACAACGCCAAGCGTGGTATCGTGCTGAACGAGAAGAACGGAAACAAGTGTGCTACGCCTGTTGGTAAGGTGAGAGCGCAGCAGCTCGCACAAGGCAAGCCTGTGAGCGTAGAAACTATTACTCGTATGTACTCGTACCTATCAAGAGCCGAAGAATACTACGATGAGAACGACACTACCGCTTGCGGCACTATCAGCTACCTGCTATGGGGTGGTCTTGCTGCAAAGCGTTGGGCTGAATCTAAACTTAAAGAATTGGGCAAACTATGATACGACCACAAAAGCTACCCGTAGCCTCACCAAGAGGCGGCAACAGAGGATGCCTCTGCAAGGATAACACCTATTCACGCAAGTGCTGCGATGGCTCTCTGCCCGCTCAAGGCATCGGTTCATTGACTGGTCAAGGTGATGTAGAACTCAACCCATAAAATGTTACAAATAACCAACCCTCTTTTATTTAGTTAGATATGAAAGCAAATAATATCCTTAACCGCATCCTTGCCGAACTTAGCTCCATTCGTGAGGTTAAGTTTGAGCAAATGACTCTTGAGAACGGTGCCGTTCTTGAGGCTGAAGTATTTGAAGCAGGAAACGAGGTATTTGTCATTAGTGGCGAAGACCGTGTTCCTGCTCCTGTTGGTGAGCATCTCCTTGCTGATGGCCGTGTATTGGTTATCGCTGAAGAAGGTGTAATCGCTGAAATCAAAGAGGCTGCTGCCGAAGAAGAAGCAAGCGTTGAGATTGAGGTTGAAGCCTCAGTTGAAGAACCCGCTACTGAACTCGCAGAAGTTGAAGTAAAAGAAGAAGCTCCTGCCGTTGCAGCCATCGTGGAGAAAGTCCTTGAGGAGATTGCAATGATTCGTGAGGAGATGAAAGCAATGCGTGAGGAGATGGGCGGCTACGCCAAGAAGGAGGAGATGGCTGCCGTTAAGGCCGAGCTTTCTGCCGCACCTGCTGCGAAGCCCATCAAACACAACCCCGAAAAAAAGCAAGTCAACAAGGTTGAATTTAATCGCCCCCAAAAGTCGATTGACCGAGTCCTTGCACGTCTTAACAAATAAAATCAAAAATTAGAAAATGCCTACGGTTACTTCTATCACCACTTCGTACGCTGGTCAATTTGCCAGCAAGTACATCTCTGCTGCTCTGTTGAGCGCAGACACCCTTGACAAAGGACTCGTTGAGATTCTTCCCAACGTAAATTACCGCACCACCCTTCAGCGTGTCAACACCGATTCTATCGTTCGTGACGCTACTTGCGACTTTGACGCTACGTCTACGCTTACGCTGACCGATCGTGCTCTTACGGTAGAGCCTTTCCAAGTTAACCTGCAACTCTGCAAAACTGACTACTACGACTCTTGGATTGGTGGTCAAATGGGCTTCTCTGCTTACGATAGCATCCCCGCTTCTTTTGCTGACTTCTTGATTGCTCACGTAGCTGCCAAGACTGCCCAGAAGATTGAGCAGAACATTTGGAACGGAAACGCTGCTTCTGCTGGTGAGTTCTCAGGATTCCTTTCTCTGATGACCGCTGACTCTGACGTTATTGACGTAACCGCTACCACCGTAACGGCTGCTAACGTAATCGCTGAGCTTGGCAAGGTTGTAGACGCTATTCCTGCTGCCCTTTACGGCAAGGAGGACTTGACCATCTACGTTCCTCAGAATGTTGCTAAGGCTTACGTTCGTGCATTGGGTGGCTTCGCTGCTGCTGGTGTAGGTGCTAACGGTCTTGATAACAAAGGCACGATGTGGTACGGTGACCAGCCTCTGTTCTTTGATGGCATCCGTGTTGCTATGGTAAACGGCCTTCCTTCAAACCGTATGGTTGCTGCTCAAGCTTCTAACCTGTACTTCGGTACTGGTCTGCTTGATGAGCGTAACGAAGTTCGCCTGTTGGATATGGCTGACCTTGATGGCTCAAACAACATCCGTGTTATCTTGCGCTTCTTCGCAGGTGTTCAGTACGGTATCGGTTCTGACGTAGTTCTCTACTCTTAATCCGAGTCATAGTTTAAACCACGAGGGGGTGTGGGTTCTGCCCCGCCCCCTTTTTTAATTCTAAAAAACAAACAAACAATGCCTTGCGATTTAACATTAGGACGTGCAGTACCTTGTAAAGACGTAGTCGGTGGGATTAACAAAGTATTCTTCATCAACTACGATGACTTGGGTACCGTTACTCTGTCTTCTGACGATAGCATCAGCAACATTTCAGGCACGTTTACTGCCTACGAATATGATGTAAAAGGAAACTCATCTTTTGAGCAGACTATCAACTCAAGCCGTGAGAATGGTACTACCTTCTTCACGCAGACGTTGAACTTGACCTTGACCAAGCTCACGAAGCAGGACAATAAGCAATTGAAGTTGATGGCTTACGGCCGCCCTCAGGTGGTTGTACAGGACTACAACGGCAATGCGTTTATGATGGGTCTTAACTACGGAGCAGAGGTTACGGGTGGAACGATTGTAACGGGTGCTGCTATGGGTGACCTTTCTGGTTACACTTTGACTCTTGAGGCTCAGGAGCAACTGCCCGCCAACTTCATTGATGGCGCTACGGTTGCCAATCCGTTTGCAGGACTTGCAGGTGCAGTTGAAACCATTGTTGTGGGTTCAAACTCATAACGTATATTTGTCTTGTGCTATTGAACGGAATGGCGCAAATGGATGGAGAGGGGGGCGAAAGCCCCTCTTTTTTTATACAAAAGTTTAGCCTGAGGTTATTTAGTTGAGATGCATATTCTACAAGTATCGGCTTTGCCTCAAACAATTACCATCATCCCTCGTGAGTTTGTTTTTTCTCAAGAGGATTTGGATTTTTACTTTGAGCGTGTGTTGCTTGATAATGGTACGCTGGAAGGCGTATTATGCGTTGAGAGCGCATTAAACAACCTTGATGGTGTTACGCTACTCTTGACCGATGAAAGCACCAACACAACCGCTACAATCAATCCTACGATTGAGGAGGCTAACGGCTTTATGTACCTGACTTCTACCTTTACATTGGTAAACAACCGATTCTACGGACTGAAGGTATTTTACGATGGAGATTTAATCTACCGAGATAGGGTCTTCGTAACGCCACAAACTGACTACGCCAAATTCACGGTAAACCAAAATGTCTACACGGAAGAAACAAGCTACGACAATGACTACATCATCATCTAAAGTCCACGTAGTAAACCTATCCTCTTACACCACCCCTAACATCACAGAGGTGCAGGGTAAAGATTGGGTAGCCTACGGTGATGACAATAACTACTTCCAATACCTGATTGACCGATACAACGGCTCACCAACCAATAACGCCCTAATCAATGGCGTGGTGGACTTTATCTACGGCAAGGGATTGGATGCTACGGATTCTGCTCGTAAGCCAAGTGAGTACGCAGCAATGCGTGGCCTGTTCAGTAAGGACTGCGTAAAGCAGCTCGTTGCTGACTACAAGATGATGGGTCAATGTGCCATTCAGGTCATCTACTCTCAAGACCACAATATGATTGTAGAGATTGCCCACATTCCCATTGAAACGCTCCGTGCGGAGAAGTGTGATGAGGATGGCGAGATTAAGGGTTACTACTACGCCAAGAGTTGGTCGGATGTTGCTTCACGCAAAGAAACGCCTGTACGGATCCCTGCTTTTGGAACGAGCAAGGAAGGTCTTGAGGTATTGTACATCAAGCCATACCGAGCAGGATTCTACTACTACTCACCCGTTGACTATCAAGGCGGCCTGCCGTATGCAGACCTTGAGGAGGAGATTGCAAACTTCCACATCAACAACATCCAGAACGGCCTCAATCCTTCAATGCTCATCAACTTCAACAACGGAGTTCCGAGCGAG